TTTACATCTGATAATTTAAAAGCCAATTCGTTCCCCTCCTTATACTAAAGTCACAAAGCCGTCAGCAGTAAACGCTATATCACCGCTGATCGTAAAGGCCCCGATATTACCCTGTGTAGTGTTTAAATCGGCGACTACAGGATTATTGGCGTTTACTCCCTGCCAAACGGTAGTCGGTTGCCATGTAGCGGCCCGCTTATCTCCAGCCCCCTGGGCAGCGCCTGTTATTAGTTGGGCCGTAGTCCGATAGAATTCGGTTTGGGCTACGGTATACGTGTTGACTATCGCCGCTTGTAAAATCACGCGTAACACACTACCGTTTTTTACTACGCTTTTAATTTGGACATACTCTTGGTTTACACCGTCCGTCACCGTATACCAAGAACCGGGAACAATGCCCTGTAATGTCGCTAGGTCGATGCTATCGTCACCTGCCACTATACTGGCTACGGCACAACTAAAGGTGTCTATTGCATCAGGTATCACAAAGTCTTCGGCAATAAGCGCGTTGTAGTCGGGATATGTTTGTTGCGCTTCCAGCAGCAAGGCAATATTTGAAAGTTCGCGTTCGGTCTGATCAATACGCCCACGCATAATTGAAATGTCGGTACCATCGCCACCGAGAACTTTAGCCTTAAACACGTCAAACCCCATCGGATGAATAGTTCTGGCATCGGATTGCTGAACAATTACGTTGCTGCAGTCGGTTACCGCTAGACCAATTTTTAAAAAATTTGGATGAGGGTCGGAGTCTGCAATATGCTCTTGAAAATCATCCTCTAGCGCATATAGCCCACTACCCACAGTTACCGTTAAATTTGTAGCTTGTCCGATTACAAAGTAAATATCAACAGGCACATTCAACGGATTGGCGTGGCCTTCAGCAGCTATAAAATCAGATTTATCCCCCGCATAATCATATGCATACAAAATCTCCCCTTCATCTGGATCTGTAGCATATACGCCCATTTCCTTTGCAAAAAAACCTTCAGACAATCCCTCGTTTGACAATATTACTTGCAGCTTACTTGTTCCATCTCCAACTACAGTTACTGAGCGCCTGGCAAGTTCCAATTTAGGACTGATCATCTGGGTTATGTCGCGGTAATCCTGACCTTCAGGTATCACCCCATCCCCAAACATAACCTTACTAAAATACAACTCCTGACCAGTTTGAACCTTGGCCAACAACTTTAGGCCTTTGGACGTTAGAATAGTTCCAAAAAATTCAGCCATAGCTAACTTTCCTCCCTTACTTTTAAAATAATTTTTCCTCTGGCATGAACAAAGCCACGGATACAAGAATGTACCGTAGCTTTAGTAGGAAATGATATATTAAATATTTTCTTACCGCTAATTTGAATTGTCCCACCTATCCACAATCCCATATTCATATCGCCAGGAATGGATATGCCTAGACGCCTTTTTCCTCGCTGAATAGTCCGGGCTCCAGTATAAAGATTAAGATTGTAAATTGGATTCGGCGAATCGCCAAAATGAAAAAAATTAATTCCTACCGTCTGCGGCTTCGGCACAATGTAGCCATTTAAGATTAGCTCCCGTTCTATTTCGCTAAAATCACCTTGTAACCCGACGCGCAGGGTCATGTCCTGGTTATCGTATACATACAAATGGTTATCGGGGAAAAGAGTGTTCCAGGCTTCCAGCAATGCGGGGAGTTGCCCTTTCCAGTGATTTTTTATGATTTTCGCCTTCAGTAGCAGCCGATATCCGGTATCATCGAGCAGCCCAGACGGCAAAAAGGAAGCTTGCCTGGATTGCCCAAGAATCACGCCCAGGATATCCAACTGAGCGCCCTGCGCGTTATCAATATCAAATTCATCGTCTAGGTATGTAGCAGTATTAAATACGTCTTCACTTGGTTGCAGAAGCACCGACAGCATGGCCATATATTTCGGTTTGTCACGGTGTTGATTGGTAATGAGGTTTAAATACCGGTCTTTTAACGCCATGGTTACACCTCCGTGACTGTGATCATACCAACCTGGGTGACTTCTTGGAAGGCAATCTCCACATCAGTAATGCCCATATCACCGCCCTGACGGCCAATCATAAGTGACACAATGGAAAACGGTGGTTTTGATAGATCGCTAATCAAAGATAAAACCGATGCCAGCACGCCGGTTATGGTAACGTCAGTCCCTATATTCAAGCTTTCTATGTAAGCTTGAATTTTTTCTTCAATTTTTATTTTCATGTCAGCAACATATCCAGCGTTCTTTTTGATGCTAAGCGCAGTATCAATCCCGGCATATCCCGGCCGAAAAAACCGAATGCTAGTAGATAAGCTATCCGAATTGATGTACTCCACACTGAAATCCCCATAAGTTCCACTACCTGGGCCTTTCCGAAAATAGATTTGTTCAGCTACTTCCGCGTCTAAGCCGCCCTCTACGACAGCGGCAATGGAGTGACCGGGAATGCCGTTAGCATCGGTCAGGTTGGTGTCATTCTCATATACTTTATACCGGCTAACACCGGCCACACTGGCAATACCGCCTATCGTGCCATCAATAAGTGCCTGGCTTGGATTGGCGACCGAAATTGTTTGGCGCTGCCTGAGTGCCTCATTCGTTTCTACGGGGGCACCGACAACAGCTGGCACTTCGTTTGTCACAAACACCCAGCCTTTCGTCGGCGTGACAATCTTGGTGATTGTCCCCGGTGCCGCTTCGATTGCGCCGATTTCAGTACTTATAGCGCTAATCTGATACGGAGTGCCTGCCAGCGTAACGGTATCCGGTAGATTCCATTTCACGCCCACATCATCTTCTACCACGCCGTTGGTGATGGTTGTCCCTGAAGTGCCGGTCAGTGTCAGAACACACGTGCTATAACTGGCTGCTTTACGTTTGATACCGTTCAGCTTGATCACTCCATCCAGAGCGCTGCCTACCGCCGTTTTTGGGCTTCGATTGTTGTAGACAATTTGTAATAGCTGCATGGTATCATAGGTTTTCAATGCAAATGCGGATATCATTTGATAATCTTGGCTGTCATTATCGAGATAAATGTCCTGCCCATAAATCGACTTGAACCGAGCAATCAGGTCATCTCGTATATCGGTGTAGAAAGGTATGTGCAACCCGGCATCATCAATGTAGGGTGCGAAATAGGCCATTATATCACCTCGTTTATTTCCGTTTGGCCAAATTCGGTATCAATAGAAGTCTGAATGGTAAGCGTCCGGGTTTCATTGTCCCAGGTAGGTTCAAATGACAGGATGCTTTTAACATACTTCGTTTTCTGAATGCGCTCCCGGATAATCTGTTCGGCCTCCTGCTTGTTGCGATTGCCTAAAATCTTCTGCCAAACCGGAATCCCGTCTTCGAGGTCTTCCCACCATTCGTAGATGAGTTGGCGCAAACGGGTTACAACCGCCTGATTAACGGCGCTGGCGTCCTGCAGATAGCTATTTTGATTCCGGCCAAATACATAGTCGCCGTTTTCGTCGAGTGTTCTGTAGATCATGTCACTCCCCCTGTTTTGCCGCCTCCGGGCTCTACGCCGCCATGCGTGTGTCCCCGGAAGGAGCGTCCGTCTATCGTGGTGTTGGATGAGACGATATTAATGCTTTCTCCAGCAATTTCAATATAGGCACTTCCCGAAGCGTTTCGAAGCTGAGCTGTCCCAGGGGAATACCCGCTGACAACCTGCGGCTGACTGCGAAAGCCCACAATGGCAAAGCCGTCCGATAAGTCATGCCGGCGGCGCTCAATTTGATTCTGTACACCGCCCGACTGCCACCAAGCGTCCATGCAGGTATCGCCGAAAACAACCAGGCAGTCATCGCCGGACTGAATGGGCAAGGTCAAGCAATACCCACCACCGGAATAGACAAAAAACGGCACATCCAGAAGTAGCGGGATTTCCGTCCATTCCAGATTGCCGTTAAAATTCAGTTTTTCCCGAATGGCCAACTGCACAGTGACGGTACATGCGGAGTAATTTACTGTTTGGATAATCCCCGGTGCAGATACGCGCATTCCCGCCTGAATTGCATCACGGAAACGTTGATAAAGCTCCACCGGGTCCTGTGTTCGCTCGTTGAGTTTCGACATTTTTCCTCCTATCGCTGCGTTTTGGCAGCAGTATCCTGAGTGGCCAGCAGGCCTCCCCTTCCATTCCGGCCAATGCCAACGACTTCGGTTGTCCATGTATCGCCCATAGTGTCGCCCTGGTGAATCAGCTTAAACACTTGGTATTCCCCATCCTGGTCAAATTGGCTTTGCTGGGCCAGATTGTTGTTCCCACCACCCACATTGAGACTGAGCAGGGATTTACGAATCCATTCATTGTCAATTTTAATCAAGGAAAGTAGTTTCACTCGGCAATCCAGCAGCATCTTGATATTTATGCCATCGTCACTGTATTGGGGCGTGCCGACAAGGCCGGTGCCATAGTAACCTTCCTCTTTTTTATCTTTGTTTGGATCACCGGGCGATAAGACCAGAACCTGATCCGCAGGAATTTCGTCATTAATCTTTTTAACTATCAGCTTCCCATCTTCCCCAGCCCAGTAATAAGCATCGTTGCCGATGGCCAGGTCCCGCAGATACATGCTTGGTGTACCAAAAATAACCTTGCCTCGCGGCAAGGTCTGTTCTGACAGGTTTGTGCTGATTTCACCTATGGAAATAGGCTGCCTGGCGTTCCGGGTTAGTGAGTCAATTACATCGCGCGGCTTACTTCCTGAGGCAATACTGCAATTGACGTAATTAAGGTCAAACATGGAACTGCCCCGCAATGCCAGAATTTCCAGCTTGTAGTCAATGCCATTTTCCCGGTTGCGAACGATCTGCACGATATCGCCGGTAAAAATTTCACCGTATTGGCCTTCCTCATACCCGCCTTCAATGGATACCTGAAACCCTTCCCGGATGATATCTCCTTCGGCAGTAGGATTCATGTTATACACTTCCAATGTACAAACAGCTACCTGCGTTTCGATTTGAGATTCTACTTTGAACACGCAGCGCAGCAAGGATACGTCAACAGCCGTATCATGCTCCGGGTCAGGGCTAGTGATGGAAGTTGTCCCATCAGCGCTTTTCGTAGTTTTGTATGCTGGCTTATATATTGCAATTTTCCATTTACGCCCATAGAGCCTGCCGCGCCGTTCTTTAGCTTCTGTCTTGGTTTCAGCCACTTAAATCGCTCCCATCAGTATCGCCCCAGACTAGATACCACGTACTGCCCAGTGTATCTAACGATGGCCACTGCTCCTTAATGGTCTGCGCCGGCACAATATAGGCGCTGCCAATGCCAAGGTATTCGTACTGTTCCAGGATGTTTTGCGCTGGGATAACTGGCAGGCAAGATAGCAGGTCATTGCCGCTTGCATCCCGGATGGTCACCAGCCAGTAACCGGCCAATTCGTTGTACTGAAGTTCAAACTGCAGGGTTTGGTTCTGGCCGTCGATCAATATCTTGCTGCTAAATGTCCGATTTGGGATGGGCTGAATAGGTATGATGGATAGCATTACTTACCCACCGCCTTTTTTACTAAATCGGTAAGTGCATTTAAACCCGTTTTATCAACAGGCTGAACCTGCGCCGGCACTTGTCCGCCATTTGTCTGTTTATATGCTGCCACCCTGGCGCTGACCTGTGTTTCGGCCACATAGGCCACAATGATTTCCCGTAACCGGACCGTTGCTTTTAAGGCGTGCAGGGTTTTTACATCGTCGGGCGCTG